GCATGGAAGGAGGCCTGTGTGCTATGGGGTGCCAACATCGCTACCGCCAGCTCGGGCAAGTCGCCAACCTCCGGCCCGACCACCATGCAGGCGTTCAAGCCGTGGCAGGCGCAGGAACGCAAGCGGCACGCCGATGCCCTCTCGGACTGGAAGCATCGCCGAGCCCAGGCGGAGCGCGAGGCGAAGGCTGCGGCCTCTGAGTCAGGTGGCGCCGGTGGTGATCCCATGGCCCAGTTCCTGGCGGAGAACCCTCAGCCCGAGCTGCGGCACCTGCTGGTCAGCGATGCCACCTTTGAACGGATTGAGATGATCCTCAGCAACGGATCCAATCCAGGCCTACTGGCCGTGCACGATGAGCTCGCCGGGTGGTTCTCTCAGCTGTGCCGCGCACCGAACCGCAGCGATCGGGCGAAGTGGCTCAGCCTCTACCCCGGAGAGCAGATCATCACCGACAGGGTGGGGCGCGATTCGATCTTCGTGCCTAACCCTGCCGTCTCCCTGTTCGGCAGCCTGCAGCCGGCACGCCTCGAAGGCCTGTGGAAAGCGGACGCCGATGCCAATGAGGGCATGGCGGACGCCGATGGCCTGTGGAGCCGCTTCCTGATGTTCGACCTAGGCGAGTGGGCCTACGACTATCAGGACTCGACCGTGCTGATTGCCCCCGCGATCACCAACCTCTACAAGCAGGTGGACGCTGCCGCATCGAAGCTGCCGATCGGCGAAGACGGCGAGCCGGTCATCATCACCGTGGCCGAGGATGCCAAGGCCACGATGGTTCAGTGGGTCAGACAGGCGGAGTCGTTCAAGTTCGCCGCCAGCGATCCATCTGACCGGCAGTATTGGGGCAAGCAGCGCGGCGCAACCCTCCGCATTGCCCTGGCCATTCACGCCATCCGGCAGGCCTCTGCAGGGCTGAGCCTGAACACCCCCATCCCTGAAGACGTGATCCGCGCCGCGATCATCTTCACGGCCCTCTTCGCCCGTGAGCGGGACAAGGTGCTCGGCCCGGTGCGAACAGGCGCAGGTGGGGCAATCAAGCGGCTGCTCGACAAGGGCCGCGAGTGGCGCCGCAGCCATGGCGGCCGGCCCGTGCCTCAGGCGCAAATCAGAGCATGGTGCCTGCCGGCGCGCCGCACCCCTGCCGCTGAGGTGCGCACCTGGCTGCTGTCCGTCGTGGCCGAGACGCCGGATTGCGGGCAGGTGATCCGCAAGGGCAAGGCCGTGGAGTGGGTGCCCCCTGGCGACTGAGCCGCACTGCTGCACCGTGGCCGCAAATCCCGGCCACCCTCATTTCAACTGAGGGTGTCAGCTGAGCTGACGCCCTTTTGGGACACGTCCCAAAGCTGCTGCGCGGCTGTCCCATCTAGCGGCAGCCCTGCCCCTGGCTGCAGTTTCAGGCACTGGGGAGGGCGCCCACATGGGCCAGGCTGCAGCGTTTTGGGACTTTTGGGACAGTTTGGGACAGAAGTGTCCCAGGGCAAATCGACTGCGGCGCAACGGATCTGGGCAGGTTTTGGGACTTTGGGACAGCCCCTAAGAAAATACCTTTTCTATTATTTATTTAAGTATTAGTACCTAGTCCCATGGGTATGGATGGAAATGTCCCTAGAGGCGTCCCAATGTCCCCAAACACGGGCAACCTGCGAGTGCTGGTGCGGCTTCTGCTTTGGGACAGCGCTGTCCCAAATGTCCCAAATGTCCCAAAACCACTTCAACCCTCCGAAATCCGGTTGTTTGGTGCGGATGGGTGCATCTGCCGGTAGGATGCCCCTACCCGCCGCCATGTCGTGAACGTCCTGCAGCAGCTACGCGCCGCCGTGGCCCAGGAAGGCGCCTCAACCACTCCGCCGGTGCCCACACCCGCCCCGCCGCCTGCAGCCCCCGCAGCGGCGCCCCTGCGGCCCTGCCCGTTCACGTTCGGCGACTGGCTGCCCCGCACCGACCCGCAGGCCCACCCTGGAGAGGCTCAGCGTGCAGTGCTGCTGGGTGGTGCCGTGGTGGCCTGGTGGCGCCGCGAGTTGGTGCCGCCGCTGCCTATCCCCAGCTACAGCCCGCCCCTCACGCTGGAGCCGTACCAGCGCAACGCGATCTATCTGCCCGACGGCAGCGAGGTGGAGAGCAGCTGCTGCCCTCAGACTGCTCTGCAGCGACTCGCCGCACGTCTCGGCGCTTGACCCATGGCCAACCCCCAGAAACGCAAGGGCTCGGCCTTTGAGCGGCTGATCGCTGACTACCTGGCGGAGCGCATGCCCTGCGAGCGCATCCCTGCCGGTGCCACCCTTGACCGCGGCGACCTGTGGACACCGAGCTGCGCAATTCAGGCGAAGTGTTGCCGCACCCTGAGCCTCGGCGCCTGGCTGCGCGATGCGATGGAGCAGCAGGCCAACGCCGGCAAGCGCCTCCATGCCCTGGTGGTGAAGCGCAAGGGCACCACGGACCCGTCGGAGCAGTTCGTGGTGATGAGCCTGGAGCAGTTCCGCGAGCTGCTGGGCGAAGTGTGACGATCGGTTAACTGGCCACGACCTACCGCGCCAGACCGTAAGGGAGGCGCTAAGCTATGGGGACAGGAGCCGAAGCGCTCCGCCACTCACTGCCAGCCATGACCTTCACCACCCTTGAGCAAGTCAAGCTCCGCAAGAACATCGCCACCGTCCCCGCCGACAGCCAAGGTCGCCAGTTCTTCGCTTTCGGCACAGGCGCACCACAGCGCGCAATGACAGAGCAAGAGGTGGTCAGCTGGGCCAATGGCAACTACCACATCCGCTGACCCACCCCAGCCCGCCGGGGGCTCACCCCGGCAGCCACTCCATCGCCATCTCACCATGTCCCGCCCTGCAGCTCTGCTCCAAGCCCTCTACAACACCATTGACGGCGGCCCTGAGTGGTACACCGTCAACCGCTACGCCAGTCTCGAAGGCTGCCAAGCAGAAGCCGATCGACGGAACGCCAAGCGTGACGCCACCTGGTCAGTGATCGACAAGGGCCCGCGCTATCGGGCGGTGGCCGCCTGATGGCCCTCACCAACGCCGAACACCAGCGCCGCTGGAGGGAACGCCAGGCCGGCCGCCTGCCGCCTGTGGAGCGCCCCTGCTGCACTGCCTGCGGCAAGGTCCACCGTGGCGCCCATGGCGCCCTGTGCGCCAGCTGCTGGGAGCGCATCACGCCGGAGGGCAGGGCGGCTCACTCCGAACGGGTCAGACGTGCTCAGCGCCGCAAGCGTGACGGATTGTGAACTGGCCGCCCTGATGGTCGCCAGACCATAAGGGACGCGCTAAGGTATGTGCATCGGAGGCAAGCCCCTCCACCACTCGCCAGCCAGCCATGACCGCCACCTACTTCGCCGGCCTCAGCACCCCTGAAGAAATCAAGCGCGCCTACCGCGATCTCGCCCGCCAGCACCACCCCGACCTCGGCGGCGACCTGGAGACGATGAAGGCCATCAACGCCGCCTACCACGCTGCCCTGAGTGGTCAAAACGGCAAGACCAACGACGGCCGCACCTACAAGTACAACGCCAAGTCGGAGCAAGAGATCATGGATGTGATCGCTGAACTGCTCAAGATCCCCAACCTGGAGATCAGCCTGATCGGCTACTGGATCTGGGTGCAGGGTGACACCAAGCCCGTCAAGGATCAGCTCAAGGCTCAGCAGTGCCGCTGGCACTCCGGCCGCAGCTGCTGGTACTGGAAGCCCGCATGGTGCGGCAAGAGCCGCAGCAACCCCGGCGGGCTGGAGACGCTGGCCGCCAAGTACGGCTATCAGGGGTTCACCAGCAGCGAGGCCAAGCAGCCTGCCGCACCCCGCCAGATAGCCGCCGCATGACGGCCATCCTGTAGCCTGCTCTCGGACATGGCGTCCGAGTGGACCGCGACCCTCGCCCTGGCAGGCGGGGGTTTTTTATTGCCACGGCAGACTGTGCGCAGATGCCCTGCCACTGTGAAGCGCGCCGCCACCCCTTGGCACCTGCTAGACCGCTCGACCCCGTGGCTGGCCTGGTGGCAGGAACTGATCCTCAACTGGGTGTCGTCGTGGGATTCCATTGGCTGTTTAACCGTTGTCAGCGCTGCTGACCCCGAAGAGTTCGCCGCCTGGGATCTGCCGACTGATCTGGAGCTGCAGCGGATGGAGCTGGAGGAGCTGCTGGCCGTGGGAGAGGACGACGGGTGATGTTGGAGCTCTCGATCACAACCAACATCCCCGAGAAGGTCGGCAAGCTGGCGCTGCTGACGGATCTGCAGTTCCGCTATGCCGTGGCCCAGGCGATGACCGACAGCGCCAAGGCTGGGCAGAAAGCCATCACCGACAGCATGAGCCGCTACATCGATCGGCCTACGCCATTCACCCAGCGCTCCACCTACGTGAGCTTCGCCAACCCGAACAGGCTCAGAGCTGAGGTGGGCTTCAAGGGAGCATTCCCCACCTCAAGCGGCACGGGTTACTTTGCCGGCGGTGGCGCACGTGGCGGCTCCGGCACGCCGGCCGGCAAGTACCTCAGCGCCATGGCCCGTGGCGGCGATCGAGAGCCCAAGCGTGGCGAGCGCATGCTGCGTGCTCGCGGGCTAATCAGAGGCAGCCAATACATCGTGCCCAACCGCAAGGGCGGATGGCCTGGTGATCCCTACGGCAACGTCCCACGAGGCACCTACACCCTGATGTACTCGCAGCTGAAGGCCTTCAGCGAATCTGGATTTGGAGCTAACGACAACGGGAGCGCCAGGTCGCGCAGTAAGCGCGAGACGGTCGGCGGTTTCTTCATGTCGCGCTCAGGCCGGGCCATCCTCTACCGCCCGCCTGGCGGGGACAGCCGCGACGTGGAGACGGCCTTCATGGTGCTGGACGATGCACCCAACCATGAGCGGCGCTTCCCCATCGTGCGCATCTTGAACGAAGAGGTGCAGCGGGAGTATCCCAGGCTCATCAAGAGCAGCCTGGAGGCGGAGCTGCGGCGGGCTGGGTTCGGGTGAGGGCGGCGAGGGTCGGGCATCGGGGCACAACGGTAGCGTGATAATGGCGCGGGTCCTCCTGTGGAAAATGCGGACTGCGGTGTATGCGTGCTACGTCTCAAAACCAGCGGACGAATTTGAGAGCGTTTAACCCCAGATCGCAGCCAGGCACACGATCCCCCACCCCTTGTCCGCCCACTTAAGCAAGACCTTAGCCTTAACTTAAATGCACGCAGGCCTGTTTAAGTGCTGATCAGTTTCAGCGATTTCGCCCGATTAAAGGGTGTTTCCGCGCCAGCGGTGACGATTGCGGCGAAAAGCCGAATCAAAGATGCGATCGTCGAAAACGGCGGCAAGCGCATGCTCGACCGTGACAAAGCGCTGGATCTTTGGGACCGCAACACCAAGCGCAACGGATCAGAAAAGCTGTCACCCGAGGCAAGGGCCCGCGCCCGCCGACCACTGCAGGCTGACGATGGATCGCCAACTGGCCAAGTCCCAAAACCCTCCCCTGACCAGCTCAAGACGCTGATCATGGGCTTGCCTGAGGATCAGATCCCAGGCCTCGATGTCAGCCGAGAACGGAAGGAGCACTACCTGGCTGAGATCGCGCGACTTGATGCACTGGCCAAGCGCCGTGAGCTGGTGCCCGGCGATGTTGTGACGAAGGAGGCCAGCCGCTTGGGCCGTCAGATCCGCGACCTGCTGCTGATCATCCCTGGCCGCAATGCGGCAAACCTGGCGACGATACAGGACGCAGAGGCGATCAAAACTCTGCTGGAGGCCGAGATTCACACGGCGCTGCGAGGGCTGGCCAATGACTGACGGCGCCCTGCTCTACCGCCAAGCCTTTATCGAGGCCCTACAGCCGCCGCTCGACCTGACCGTCAGCGAGTGGGCGGATCAGAACCGGATCCTGACCCGCCGCAGCAGCTCCGAGCCCGGCCAGTGGCGCACCGACCGGGCGCCCTACCTGCGCGAGCCAATGGATCTGCTGAGCCCCCGCGAGAAGCGCATCAAGCGGGTGGTGCTGCTGTTCGGATCACAGACCGGCAAGACCGAGGTGGGCCTGAACTGGCTGGGACGCACCATCGCGCTGGACCCTTCGCCGTTTCTGGCGATGTTCCCCACCGAGAGTTTCGCCAAGCGCCAGATCCGCCAGCGCCTCACGCCGCTATTCACCGACTCCCCGGCGGTGGCGGCGAAGCAGATCAGCACGAAGTCCAGGGACGCGGCGAACGCGATGTTCCTAAAGGAGTTTCAGGGCGACATGCTGGTAAGCATCATCGGCGGCAACAGCGGTAGCGCTGCGCAGGGGATGCCGGCGCAGAACGTGTGGGCCGATGAGGTGTCATCCCTGCCGCTGGAGATGGATGACAAAGGCGACCCGCTGGAGAATGCCGAGGCCCGCCAGACCAACTTCCCCGACCGCAAAGCGCTGGTCACCTCCACGCCTGGCAGCCGCGGCGCCTGCAGGATCACCAGCGAGTTCGAGGTGCGCAGCGACCGCCGCCGGTACGGCGCTCTGATGCCCTGCTGCGGCGGTCATGCCGTGATTGAGTGGCCGCACATGGTATGGGATAAGCGCGACGGCGAGGTGTGGTGCCAATGCCCGCTATGCAATGAACGGGTGGCGCAGCACCACAAGACCGCCATGCTGGCCGGCGGGATCTGGACACCTACGGCCAAGGGCGACGGCGAGACGGCGGGCTTTCACCTGCCGGGCTGGTATGCGCCGTATGGCTGGCTGAGCTGGGAGAAGATCCGCGATGAGTTCCTGCGCGCCAAGGCGGACCCGCTGCTGCTCAAGGGCTGGGTGAACAAGCGGGCCGCTGAGGCCTGGGAGGATGAGAGCCTGGCGAAGGTGAGCGCCGATGGCTTGATGGCCCGCGTCGGCGGCTACGGCCACGGCACTTGCCCGGATGGCGTACTTGCGGTGCTGATGGCCGTGGACGTGCAGGACACCTGGCTGGAGGTGTCGGTGTGGGGCTACGGCCGCGGCAAGCCTGAGCAGGCCTGGCGGATCTGGCACCAGAAGATCGAGGGCGACCCGGGGCAGGATCACGTCTGGGATCAAGTGACGACGATCCGCGAGATTGAATGGCCGCACGCAAACGGCGGCAAGCTGAAGGCGATCCACTGCGCGGTTGACACCGGCGGCCACTACACCAGCGAGGGGTATGACTACTGCCGCCGGTACGCCAAGGAAGGTGTGGTGGCCATCAAGGGCAGCAGCCAAAAGAACGCGCCGCCGCTCGGCAAAGGCTCAAAGCAGGACGTGACCTTTAGGGGCAAGACCGTGAAGGGTGGCGTCACGCTCTACATGATCGGCACGCACGCAATCAAGCGGACCATCTACAGCCGCCTCAAGATTGAAGAGCCCGGCGACGGCTACATCAACTTCGACGACGCCACCACGGAAGACTACCTGCAGGGCCTCACCTGTGAGCGGCTGCAGCCGCGCTACGTGAAAGGGTTTCAAGTCTTGGAATGGGTTAAGCCATCCGGCGCCCGCAACGAGCCGCTTGACCTGAAGGTGTACTGCCTAGCGATGCTGGAGCTGCTCAAGCGCCGCTACAACCGTCAAACCATGTGGGACCAGCTGGCGGCACAGCTGGCGGCCTCCGTAGCCTTAGACCAGCAGGCCGCGCCACGAAAGGCCCGGAGTTTCACGGTGCTCAAATGACCCAACCGCTGGAGCTCTACCAAGGCGATCTAACCAGCTGGGTCGAGCTGCGCGTCCACCCTGACGCCACTGCCGTTCGCGTGTGGTTTCGCGCTGCAGTAGCTGGCGCCGGTATCGAGGCAGTGGCCACCGACACTGACGACGGCTGGAAGGTGGAGCTGAGCGCCGCCACTACGGCCACCATGGCAGCCGGCAGCTGGGAGCTGCAGATCGTCTCCACGGTCAGCGGCGCACCGCTCACTACTGGCCGCGGCAGCCTGACCGTCCGCAAAAGCCTGGCGTTCACCGGCGCCCCTGGGGCATTTGATGATCGCAGCCAAGCGCAAAAGGATCTAGAGGCCGTTGAAGAAGCGATCCGCGCCCTGACCACGGGTGCGGTTGAGTATCAGATCGGCAGCCTCGGCTCCGGCGGCAGGAAAGTCCGCCGGGTGGACCTGCCCGATCTAATCATGTGGCGCGACCGCCTCAAGGCCGAGGTCGCCCGTGAGAAGCGCGCCGAGATGATCGCGCAGGGCCTCGGCGATCCGCGCCGGCTCTACGTGCGGTTCCAGGGGGTGAGCTGATGGGTGTTCGTAACTGGTTCGCACGGCAGATGCTGAACACCCGTCATGGGCGACAGCAGGGCCAGCGAATGTTTGAGGGCGCCCGGCGTAACCGGCTGCTCCACGACTTGGTGGCACCTACCACATCTGCTGATGCCGAGCTGCGCGTCAGCCTGGCGGTGCTGCGCGACCGCTGCCATCAGCTGGTCAGGGACAACCCCTATGCCCGCCAGGCCAAGCGGACCACGCAGATCAACGTGGTGGGGCCGCGTGGGATCCAGATGCAGGGGCAGGTGATGCGCCCTAACGGCACGGAAAAGGACGTGCGCCGGAATCGGCTGCTGGAGGAAGCATGGCGCCGCTGGTGCCGGCCGGATACGTGCGACGTGGCGGGCCGGCTGTCGTTCCACGGCTTAGAGATGATGGTGGCCGGCAGCCTGCCGGAGTCGGGCGAATGCCTGATCAGGATCGTGCGGCAGCCGATGGGGCAGGGCCGAACCCCGCTGGCGCTGGAGCTGATCGAGGCGCACCAGCTCGATGAGGACAAATCAGGCGTGAGCGACCGCGCTGGCCACGAATGGCGGCTAGGCGTCGAAATCAACCAATGGGGCCGCCCCACCCGGTACGCCATCCTGACCCGCCACCCTGGCGATGTGGAGCTGGGCCTGAACCGCCGTGGCGTAGAGCGGAAGCACGTCCTAGTGCCGGCGGCGGACATGATCCATGTGTTCATGCCGGAGCGGATCGGGCAGAACCGGGGCGTGCCGTGGTTGGCGTCGGTGATCACGACGGTGCATGGCCTGTCGGAATACGAAAAGGCGCATCTGACCAGGAAGCGCGTCCAGGCAGCATCGCTGGGATGGATCCGCACCCCAGACGGTGAGCTGCAGGGTGATGAGGTCAAAAACGGCCAGCAACTGTTCAACACTGAGCCCGGTAGCTGGAACATCCTCGACCCTGGCCAGGAACCGGTGCCGCCGAACTTCGGGCCGGATGATGGCCAATACCAAGCTGTGGTCAAGAATCTCACCCGGCGGTTTGCGGCTGGGTTCGGATGCAGCTACGCCACGATCAGCAAGGATTTTTCGGACACCAACTACAGCAGCATGCGCACCAGCGTGCTGGAGGATCGCGACCACTGGCGGGTGGTGCAGAGCGCGATCATTGAGGTGTTCCACCAGCGCGTATTTGAAGAGTGGCTACGCGCTGCGATGCTGGCGGGTGAATTGCCGTCGCCTGCATTCTCCGATTATTGGACTCGCCCAGAAAGGTATAACGCTCCACGCTGGCAGGCTAGATCATGGGACTGGGTGGACCCAGTTAAGGATGTTTCCGCCATGGAAAAAGCCAAGGCGATGCTACTGAAATCTCACAGCGAGCTGATAACTGAATACAGCGGCGAGCAGTTTGAGCAGGTGATGGCGCAAATCGCCATGGAGAACGAGCTGAAAGAATCACTGGGCCTGATGCCCACCGTCGAGCAACCGCCTGAGCCCGTGGTGGAGCCGCCTGAGCCGGAAGAGGATGACGACGAAGACGAAGACGCCGCAGATGATGTAGAATAGGTGTGCCCCGGCGCTGTGTCACCAGCCCGAGGCTTGACCAACCTGAGGACACAGGCCGATGGCATCAGTATCGCAGACTGGGCGGCAAAAGGCCAAGCCGTTCACTGTTCAAGACCAAATCACGGCAGAAGTGGCCGCCGCGTGTGGCGTTGGCATTCGGGAGATCGGCAGGATAGTCGGATGGACTCACACCCGAGTCAGGACCCACCTGTTGCCGACGGTTGCCGAGAAAAAGCGTGTTGCTCAACGTGCCTATTATGCGCAAAATGCGGACGCTTGTCGCCAATTCGCCCGTCGCTACTATCGATTAAACATTGAATATCGGCGCAAGCAAGATCGGTTATACTACGCTAGAAACGCCGAGAAGTGTCGGCAATATAAGCGTCAAAAACGGCTGGAAAACCCCACTGAAAACCGCGAAAGATGCCGTCGTTACTACGAAGCCAATCGCGACAGGATGCGTGAATGTTGCCGCCGGTATCGAGAGGTAAACCCAGAAAAGCATCGTGAATACTGCCGCCAGTGGCGCAAAGTCAACCTTGATAAAGAACGTCAAGCCAGCCGCCGCCGTTCTGCGTGGAAGCGCGCAGCAAGGAGACGGGCACTGCATCCTGTCACGCAGCAGCAAATCGACGCCCGCTTCGCGCTGTGGAGCAACCGCTGTGCATTCTGCGGAGTGGATGCCGGGCATGAACGCAACCGCAGGTACGAACGGCTGACCGTTGAGCACGTGCTGGCCCTGACCAAGGGCGGACTCGATGAGGCGAGCAACATCATCCCGGCCTGCTCCACGTGCAACACCAGCAAGAAAGCCTCGCCGGTTGAGGCTTGGTACCGCCGCCAACCGTGGTTCACGGATCAACGCTGGCGGAAGATTAAACGCCATTGCCCTGCCGCCGTGGTGGGTCAACTTCCGTTGGCGCTGGCGGCGTAGGTAGTCCATAGCCTGACGCCAGCGACTGTCTGGCCTTGGATTCCACCCTAGATCTCACGAAGCTGCGCGGCCCCCAGCGGCGAGAGCTGCCCGGCGGCATGCAGCTGGAAGAGAAAACCGACGAAACGCTCACATTCTCGTTTTCTAGCGAGGCGCCCGTAGAGCGATTCTTCGGCCGCGAGATCCTGGTGCATG